GCCGCTCGAACTCGATGGCGAACCGCTCGCGGGCCAGGCGCTCCTGCGCGTTCAGGATGCGCGGCTGCACGAACAGCGCCGGGACACCCGGCGCGAACAGCTGGGCGATCGGCAGGTCGGGCACGTCGCCACGCTTCAGGCGGTTGCGCCGCCGCTGCACCTGGTCATACATCGCCGCACGCCAGTCGGGCGTACGCATGCGCACCGCGCCCGAGCGCGTGATGAAGGCCCCGGGCACCTGAATCGATCGCGACCCCATGCGGAAGGTCACACCCGTCGCAGTCTGGCGCGGCCTGAATGCAGACAGCGGAATCCGCCTGCGGCCGTTGGCCTCCAGCACAGCTCTGAGCGAGTCGCGCCGGGCGTTGGTCTGGCGGATCGCCTTTCGTACCTGCCCGACCTTGATCGCACCACCCAGCTCGCGGCTGATCTCGCGGGCCGCGCTTGCCCGCACGGTCGTGGCCGTGCGATTGAGCGCGCGCGCGATCGCGGTATTCGTGACTTCCGCGCGGATGCCGGCCAGCCGGACAGCGGCCAGCGACAGGTTGTCGTTCACCGAGACCGTCAGCATCCGCCGAATTCCTGTGCGTCACGGATCGCGACCGTGGCTTCGACGACTGCGCCGATGTCGTCGACGTCGTACAGGGCGGCATACACCGGCAGCCGCTCAGGATGCCAGCCGCCCATGAAGTTCCAACAATGCAGTGCGCGCGCCTCGAGCTCGTTGGGGGCGCCAGGGGCCTCGACGAGGTCCCCGAAGCCGCCCACCGCGAACCGGGCCGCCTCGCGGCGGGATCGGTTCCACTCGACGCGCGCAGTCAGTTTTTTCGAGCGGCCTCGATCTTCGCGTTGCGCTCGGCCACTCGCGCGACCAGCGCCTCGGTCAGCGCCCGGCCGATCTCTGGCTGCGCATCGAGCAGCAGCGGAACCAGCACGGGGACATAGTCGACCGTCTCGCACTCGACCGCCTCATCGGGCAGCAGGTCGCCGGTGGTGACGCCTTGCCAGCCGATGATGGCCCGCTCGATCACCGCACGCTGCATGAGCGCGAGCGCCACATGCTGGGTGCGCTCGTCGCCGCCGCCGGCTCGCAGGATCTCGACCTGCGTCTCGTGCTGGGTCGGAATGCGCAGGCGGAACCTGCGCTCTCCGACCGCATGCTCGAACTCGCGGGCTGCGGCTGCGCGCCGCTGGATGTCCGCGACGTCCATCAGGTCGCGTACGGCGTGGCGTCGACGGAGAAGGCCACGTCGATTGCGTGCGTGACCGGCGCATCGCGCGCCACCACCGGCACCTCCGCGAGCGTCCAGTAGCCGTTGCAGACCGTGCGGTTGCCCGAGGGCAGCGCGATACGGAAGCCGACCGGAACACCGCCGATCTGGGCGTTGCGCACCGTCGACCACCAGGCCAGCGCGGGATCGAAGAACGCGGACATCGACACGGTGAACGGCGCGCGCGTGGTCGGGATCTGCTTCTGGATCAGGTCGTCGATCGAGGTGATGTCGGCGTACTGCTGGTCCCCGCCGGAAATCGAGATGGACTGGATCTGCGACAGGTTGGTCCATGCGGTGATTCGGCGCAGGGTGCCCGTGCCGCCGCCGGCCGGGTACACCGTCGTGCTGGTGGTGTTGAGGCCCTCGAGCGTGACATCGTTCGTGGACACGTTCGACACCCGGAACAGGCGGCCCTGGATCCGGCCCCAGCCCGAGGTGGCGATTTCGACGAAGTCGCCCGCCACCACGCCGTGGCCCGCCGCCAGGGTTGCTACCGCATTCGCGGCGTTGGTGATCGCGGTCATGTTGACCGCGGTGCCGTAGGTCGAGGCGATCGATACGACTGCCCCCGTTGATACGCTGATTGCCATGTGATTCTCCTATGCGTGAGCGTCGGGGACGCCTGCGGTTGTGTAGAACTGCGCCTGCACCGGCAGGATGAGCATCGCCACCAGGCGATCACCCTGCTCAGAACTCTCGGTCTCGATCGAGCCGCTCAGGTAGAACGACACCGGCCGGCCGGCCACCGTCAGCGGCCCGGCAAGTGCGACCTCGACCTCCTGCACGATCTGGTACGCCGCCAGCCCGAGGTCGGCCGCGCTGGAGGTTTTCTCCACGCACACGACGACCTCGAAGATCGCGGTGCGCTCATAGATCGGCGAGCTGTACGCGGAAGCTGCAATCTCCTCGCGTGGAGTGAGCAGCACCAGCCCGGGCAGCTGGCCGCTGAACAGCAGCGCATCGTCGCGCGTGTGCGCGGTGTACACCCGGCTGCCGGTGGTGGCCAGGCCGGTGAGTGCGGTGCGCAGCGCATCGCGCGCTGCGATCGTGAAGTGCGGCATCAGCTGCGCTCCAGCTGCAGCACCGTGACGCCGGTGCCATCGGCCTCGATGTCGCGCACGGTGTAGGCCACGCCGCGCACGACCACAACCGCCCCTCGGGCGACCGTGGATACGTATGCACTCGGCACCCAGAGCGCGGGGTCGCTGGAGGCCACGATGCCACCCGCGCGCGCGTAGGCGCTGTCGAAGATCGCCCGCACGGACGCGCCAGCGATGGTCACCACCTCGGCGAAGTCGTCTTCGGCGAAGAAATCCGAGGCGTCGTCCGTGTAGGGCATCGGTCAGCCTTACTTGCCGGGCTGCTTCTCGGTCTTCTCGGCCTTCTCGGCCGCCGCCGCCGGATCCACCGGGGTGGTGTCGACCACGGCCCGCTCGTACTTGCCGTCGTCGTCTTTCTTCACGTACGACCCGCGGCCGGATGCCACCACGAGCCCGGCGGTGTTGTCGTCGACGTCGGCGACGGTGCCGACGAACAGGGTCTTCATCTGGCCCTCGACGTCCGAGGGGACCAGCACATTGTCGTTGATCTGGATGCGTTTCATGTTCGGGTGTCCTTTTTGATGGGTGGGCACAACCTCCGGCGCTGCGGGGAACGCAGCGCCGGAGTACTGCAGCACTACCGTGTGACCTGCCGGCCGCTTAGACCGTCAGCGCGTCGAGCATCGCCGCGAACGACTGCGCGCGACGTACCGCGATGTCGATCGTCTGGTACACGTGCATCCGCACGATCCGGTTCGCGGCCTGGGTGACTTCGTCCGGCAGGATCTCCGCCGTGCCCCACTCGCCGATCAGCAGGTCGTTCCAGTTGCCGAAGAAGATCGCCGAGCAGACCGCGTTCGAGGAGCCCTTCGTGAGCGTGTTGCTGACGTTGTTCGACACGCCGGCCCGGTAGCCGTTGAGCGAGCCGTACAGCGCCGCATCGTCCCCGGCCATCGGGGGCATCCAGATTTCCTGCCCGTTGGTGCTCGCGAACTTCTGGGTGCGCTTCAGGCGACCGCGCACGCGGGTGTTCGTGAGGTAACCGACGGCGTTCACGGCCGCGTTGTTGTTGGCCACCGCCGACTCGAGGTCGACGATGTTGTCCCACGTCGGCGCGAGACCGTTGGTGCCACCGGCCACCGAGCCGATACCCGCCGTGGCCGCGAGGCCGGTCGGCTGGTTCGATGCACCGGTGCCATGCAGCGCGATCGCGTCGAGCTGCGTGGCCATCGACTCGATCAGGTCCATCCGCACCAGGCCCTCGACCGCCGGGGTGCCCTGCAGCAGCAGGTCGCGCGTCACGTCCTGGATGCCGTGAGCGGTCTTCGGCGACAGGGTCACCTGTGCGAAGGTCGCGTCCGACTCGGTGGATGCACCGGCCTGCGCCACCCAGTTGAGGGTGATGCTGGCGGTCTGGCGCGGGATTGCGACGTTGCCCACCAGGCCGCCCAGAACGCGCGCGCCCATGCGGCGCACGAGCGAGGCGTTGCGCAGCAAGGTGATGAAGTCGGCCGCGAGCAGGTCGGTGGCGACCATCGCGCCACCGGCACCGACCGTGGAGGTCGCCAGATCCCGCTGCGCGCCGATCACGCGGTCACCGATCATCAGGTGGCCGTCGACCGAGCGCACGCCCGGCACCTGCGAGGCGAGCACGTCGTAGGGCAGGAAGTTGCCCTTGCCGCGCGCGTGCTGGCCGGCACGCTCCAGCGTCTCGCGCACCGCTTTCGCGCACTCGTGCTCGAAGGGGGCGACGCTGCTGTCCTTGTCGATCAGGCTGCGGTAGTAGCGCGCAACCGAGAACTGGCGCACCTCTTTCGCCGACAGGTCGATCTGGGCGGCCGGGTTCTGCAGCGGTTTGTCGCTGCCGCGCTTGTGCAGCTCGTCGAGCATCAGGCCGCGGAACAGCTCGAGGCTGGTGCCCTTGTGAATGTGCTCTTCGGCGATCTGGCGCATGTTGTGCCGGGTGCCGAGTTCGAGGATGCCGGCCGCGCGCTCGCGTTCGGTTTTCTGGGCCGCTTCGCGGGCTGCGGTTTCGGCGACGGTCACGTCGGCGAGGGTGATTTCGGGCATTGCTGTCTCCTTGAGTTTCACGGGTTTCGCTGCGGCCGGAACGACGGCCGGCGGATTGAGTTCCAGCCCACCCTCGCGCCCCACACCGACGGTCATGTCGGCCGGGATCGAGACCAGGCTCACTTCGAGCGGCTGCCAGTCGGTCACGCGGTACGTCTTCACCTCGCCCTCTTGCTTCACCAGCTCGAGTTCGCGGATTTCGTAGCCGACGCTCACGTTGACGCGCACGCCATCCAGCACGTCCTGCCATTCCTGCTGAGCACGCGCGTTCTTTCCGAATCGCACGCTTGCCAGACCTCGCCGGTCCGTCCCCAGCTCGGCGCTCAGGACCACGCCGATCTGCTGCCTCGTGTCATGGTCGGCCAGCAGCGGCGCGCGCCCTGAACCGACCCAGTTGATATCCATTTCGCCACGCTTGTGGCCGAGCACCTCGATGCCCCACCAGCGTTCGTACGGCTCTTCGCTGGAAAACGACAGCGCGACGGTGCGGCCCTCTTCGTCGATCGCCTCGCGGCCGATGCGGCTGCCGAGGAACTGCACGACCGCGGGCTGCTCGGCGCGCTCGCCCTGCGCCGGCTGGCTGGAGGGCAGCGCACCGACCACGTCGCCGACGCGGATCCGCTCGCCCACCTGCAGCTGCTCCAGCGCCGCACGAAACTCCGCGCGGAAGGTCTCGCTCGCGCGGTCCAGGTTCATCGCTCGATCAGGCATCTGCTACCTCGTCTTCGTCGTCGTCCGCAGGCTCTGCGGGGGTCTGTGCTGCGGCCGGAGCCGCGGGGGCTGCCGGCGCGGGTGCGCCCAGCGTGATACCGGCCGCGCGCAGGATGTCTTCTTCGCGCTTGCGCTCATCGACCAGCTGCTCGAAGTCGATGCCCTGCTCGGCACACAGGCGCGTGCGCGTGGTGATGCCGAGCTGCAGCTCCTTTTCCTTGCCGCTGACTTCCTTGAGCGGATCGACCCAGCGCCAGGTGCGCGGGATCAGCACCGGTTTGTTGAATCGGTCGAAGCCGTCCATCGGCAGGCGGCCGATCTGGCCGAGGTCGAGCGCCATGCGCAGCCACGCCTCGAACATCGGCAGCGCGACCTCTTCGATGTACGTGTGCTGAATCGATTCGTAGGTGTCGCGATCTTCCAGCGCGCCCTGCCGCAGCGATGAATAGTTGACGTTCTCGAGGTCGCTGGCCAGCACGTTGTAGTTGATGCCGACACCGGCCGCGAACGCGCGCAGCATCGATTTGACGAACCCGTCCATCGCGTCCGACGGGTAGGTCGGGTCGTAGGTCTCGAAGCCCCAGCCCTTCGGCAGCACGCCGAACACGCCGGGCTCGGCCTCGGTGATCAGGTTGCCGTTCTGGTCCTTGACGTCCGAGACTTTGCTGCCATCGGCGACCAGCGCCGCGTCGCCCTCGGGCTGCGTGTAGAAGCCCATCTTCGACGCGCCCTGGCGAGCGTTGACCAGCGCGGCCTCCTCATAGCCACCGAGCATCGCCAGGCGCCGCATCGCCACGAACAGCCACGGCACGCCGCGGCTGGTACCGGCGCGCTGCTCATCGCGCAGGAAGCGATGGATGATCCGATCGGCCGGCACGCGACGGTGCCGCTGAAACCCGACGTTGACCACGTCATCGTTTGGATGCGTGTTGTGCATCCAGTAGGCCAGCGGGCGGCCGTACTGGTCGCGCTCGATGCCCATGCGGATCTCGACGCCCTCGATCCGCCCGTAGCCGGGCATCGCCCCGCCGCTGCCGATGTTCAGGGCCTCATCGATCAAGTCCGGGTCGAGCAGGCTGAACGCGATGCCGAACCGGTTGAAACGCTGCCCGTACAGGACCTCGACCAGCACCTCGCCGTCGCGGGCCCACTGGGTCACGGCAGCGCGATCGAACGCGCGCCGGCTCATCGTGCCGCAGGCCGAGAAGACGCCGATCTTCGAGAATGCGGCGTGCGCCTCTTCGATCGTGTTGTTCGCCGCCACGTCGAGCTGCCCGCGCGGCTTGTAGATCTTCATCTGCAGGTCGAAGCCCTTCGCCCCGACGACGTTGTTTCGCAGCAGTTGGAAGAACCGCTTCGCGTACTCGTTGTCGTTGGCCAGCTGGCGCGAACGCATGCGCATCGTGCGCAGCGACTGCCGGATCTCGCTGTTGCCCGACACCAGGCCGGCGATCGACATGAGGTCGGCCACCAGCCTGTCGTTGCTCGCCGCCATGAACGAGCGCAGCGCGCGGTTGGGCGGTGCGCCCAGGCTTGTCGAGCCGCGCAACGACGGCTCGGCACGCGCGGACGCGCGCGAGGGCGCCGCCTCGCGCCGCAGGCCGGTGAACCAGTCGCGGAAGCCCATCGTCAGCTCGGGCGCACGAAGCGCGTCAAGATGCGGTTTTTCGGCCGGCGGCCGGCCTCGAGGTCTGCAGACGTCTGCTCTTCGCCGACCTGCTTCGTCCAGTAGTTGATCTCCATGTCGATCTCGGCCGCGTCCTTGTATTCGATGTCCCGCCCCGCGATCGAGTACCGCTTCACGCGGCCACCGGTGGCCACCCAGGTCGCCCGGGCAGCGTTCAGATCGTCGAGCGCCTTGCGCGCCTGGCTGCGCATGTCGAGCGGCGCGCCGGAAACTGCCGGGTCGGGCAGGATTTCGACCTCGCCCGTCTCCACCGTGTACCGCTCGCCGGCCTTCGTGACGTAGGCGGCCCAGGTGTACTTGCCCGGCGTCCAGCTGGCCGTCGTCGCGGGCAGCACGCTGACGAGGTAGCCGTCGCCGTCGGCGGCAGCCGTGATCGTGATCGGCCCGCCGGCAGCATCGCGCCGCACAAGCTTGTAGGTGAGCGTGTAGCCGTCGGATGCCGGGTAGTCCGGCACCGACGAGGAGAACCTCAGGCTATCGCCTGCGATCAGCTTTGACTGCATCGTCGCCTCAGTGCCGGGTGGGTCGGTTGTTTTTCTTCAGCACGCTGCCCCCGATACGCTTGACGTCGCGCATTGCCGCAGACCCGATTCGTGTGGCATCACGCATATCCGGAGATCCGATGCGCACTCGAGAGCTGTTCTCGGGCGTCGCGAACGTCACCGCCGCACCAGAGATCAGCGTCGTCACCACCGTGAGCTGCACCCCCGGCGCCGCACCAAGGCCGACACCGGTGGCTGCGCCTGCATCGAACGACAGCGCCGCGCTGAACACCTGCCCTGCTGCTGCCGCCGAGCCTGTCGCGGCCCCCGGCAGAATGCTCGTTATGACTGCCGGCGTGACGCCCGCCGCGCTTGCCGCACCCGATGCCGTGCCGGCCAGCAGTGATGTCGTCGCCGTAAGCGTAACGCCAGAGGCGTTGCCTACCGCGCCTGCGCTTGCCGCGCCTGCGATGAAAGAAAGCGTGTCGGTGAGGATTGCGCCGGCTGCTGCAGCCGCACCCGTCGCCGTGCCCGAGAGCAGCGACAGCGTTGCCGTCAGCGTGACGCCGGATGCGTTACCTGCAACGCCGCCCGAGGTGGCCGCGCCGGGGATGAAACTCAGAACCGCCGTACTGGTGACGCCGCCCGCGGCGGCTTCGCCCGTTCCAGCGCCGGCCAGGAGCGACAGCGTCGCCGTCAGCGTTGCACCTGGCGCGTTAGCGCCTCCAGCGCCGCCCTGCTGCGAGAGCAGCGTGAGCAGCATGGTTTACTCCCCGAGGGTTTGCAGCTGGTTCAGCGTCGTCTGCGTCTCGGCGAGGTCTGCGTCGATCCGAGCGGTCTGTTGCATGTCGCCCAGCGCGACAGCAGAGCTTCGAACGCTTTGAAGCTGGGTCAGCCGACGCTCGCACATCAGGATCAGTTCCGCGATTGTCATCAGATCACCATCTGTCGCAGGAGGACGGTCGAAGTGTTGAGCAGCATGTAGACGTAGAAGATGTCCGTCGCGCCGTCTTTGTAGATCACATCAAACGCCGTATCGCCGA